GCCGGATCGGCTGCACGTCGATCACCGAGGCCAACATCCGCGCCAATCTCTGGCCCGAGCTCTACACGTGGCTGTCGAAGAGCCAGTTCTGCATGGAGACGCTGGCCTGGACCAAGACCGCCGTCGTGAACAAGCGGCATCCGCAGTCGTGGTGGGCGCAGCTGCGGACGTGGCCGAAACATGGGGACCAGCAGCAACAAGCGGACGCCTTGGCCGGGCTGCACGCCACGCACGTCATGGGCGTGGTGGATGAGGCGGGGGGCGTGCCGCAGTCGGTGCTGGTGGCGCTCGAGGCGATCCTGGCCAACGCCGAGCACGGGGAAGCGAAGCTGCTGATCAGCGGCAACCCCACGCATACGACGGGACCCTTGTATAGAGCCTGCACGGTGGACCGCACACTGTGGAAGGTGGTGACGATCACCGGGGACCCGGACAGTCCGATGCGCAGCCCGCGCATCAGCGTGAAGTGGGCGCGCGAGATGATCGCGCAGTATGGACGCGAGAATCCCTGGGTGCTGGTGAATGTGTTCGGGGAATTCCCGCCGGTCAGCATCAACGCCTTGCTGGGCGTCGAAGAGGTGCAGCGCGCCATGCAGCGCAAGCTGGACCCGGTCCAATACACCTGGTTCCAGAAGCGCCTCGGGGTGGACGTGGCGCGGTTTGGCGACGATCGCACGGTGATCTGGCCCAGGCAAGGGCCCATGAACTGGCAGCCGGTCATCATGCGCAACGCCGACACGACGCAGATCGCGGGGCGGGTGGCGCATAACTGCGAGCGCTGGACCGCGCTCGACGACGTGCCCGTCGAGCGGATCTTCATCGACGACACCGGGCACTGGGGCCACGGGGTCTTCGACCAGTTGAACACGGGCGGGTGGCCGGCGGTGCCGATCCAATACAGTGCGCCGGCGGTCTTGCCGCAGTACAAGAACCGGCGCAGTCACAACTGGCTGAAGATGGCCGAGGGGGTGCGGCACGGCGGGCGGCTGCCGAACCTGCCGGAGATGGTGCCCGAGCTCACCGAGATCACCTACACGTTCCTGGGCGGGCAGTTCGTGCTTGAGCCGAAAGAGCTCGTGAAGGAGCGCCTCGGGTTCTCGCCGGACCTGGCGGATGCCTTGAGCAACACCTATGACGAGCCGGACCAGCCGGCGCTGGGCGTGGCGTTCCCGATGGCCGGCGGCGGCAAGGTCTTGCGGGACCGCAACCCGTTCACGGCCCGGGACCTCGAGCACAACCAACCGGAGCGGGTGCGTGTTACGCCGTTCGCGGAGTAAGCGCTGGACGGGCCCGGACTGGGCCGTGGTCCAGGGCCTGGTCCTGGGGCTGGTGGCGGCTTTCTTTGCGGTGTGGCTGGTGCTGTTCGGACGGGGCTGCCTCCATGCGTGATGTGCGGTTGCGAACGTGGAACCCGGCCGGCTCCGACCTGGCGCTGGTCGGACGCATGGGGCTGCGGTTCATTCAGGAGACGCCGACCGGCCGGTTGATGGGCGGTGAGCCGACGCTGCTGCGGGTGCAGGCGGCGATCCTCGAGCTCGAGGCCGCGGCCATGGGCACGGTGATCCTGGCCTTCGACACCGAGGGCGTGGCGGTCGGGTTCGCGGCGTTGTTGCGGGTCACGAACCCGTTCACGGGCGGGGTCTGGGTCGATGAAACGGGCATCTGGGTCGAGCCGGAAGCGCGCCGGGACACCCGCGCGGGGCCACTACTCATTGCGGCGTCTGAAAATTGGGCACAACAAGTAGGGGCCGCTGTGCTTAAAATGACCGCGCCTCCGCGCTCGGGGTTCGGGCGGTGGCTGCGCCACAGTGGGTATGAGCTCGCCGAAGAGGCGTTGATCAAGAGGTTCTGACCTGGTGGCCTTCAAGCAGTTGTTCCCGTCGACCAGCGAGCGCACGCCGCTCACCGAGGACGAGGAACGGCGGTTTAAGGCCTGGGTCAAGGCGCAGGGCATTACGGACCTCGACCACCCGGAGTCGTTTTACGACTATCGCGGCTACTGGAAAGAATTCGCGTCGAAGGGGAAGGACGTGCGGCAAATGAACACGCAAGACCAGCGGCTGCACTTCCCGGACACCTACAAGCAGCACGGGCATCCGACGTTCAGCCAGGAGTCGATGTATTCCCGTGGCGCCTGGGACGGCGGCAAATGGCTCGGGGACACGCTGGTGCAGCCACCCCTGCCGAGCCACCGGCGCCCGGCGCGGAGGCGATGATGCCGGCATTCAGTGGCGGGTTCGGGGGCGGGATCGGGCAGTTGGTGGCCGGCGGGCGCGGCCAGGGCGGCATGAATCCGTTTGGCCCGTGGGGGATGGCGTCGAGGGTTGGCGCCAGTCTGGCCGGACAACTGCTGAAGCGCCGGCCGAAGAAGCCCTACCAACCGCAACAAGGCGAGTCGCCCCTGGCCGGCGGCACCATGAGCGGCACCACCGGCAGCGCTCCGCGGTACTGACCTATGCCGGCGTTCAGTGCGATCCATCGACGGAAGGCGCGGCACCGGGCCGAAGAGGCCGCGGCGAGCGAGGCGGAATTCGCCCGGCTGGGTCCGCCGCCGGCCCCGCCCCCGGGCGCGCTCTATACCGAGGCCTTCGCGCAGGCGGCTGGTCAGGTGGCGCGCAGTGAATACATGCGCCGGCGCGCGCGCCCGTTCAATGCGATCACGGCCCGGCCGGCCCTCGGGGCCCAGCAGGGCATCCGGCGCACGCCCGGCGGGCTCTGATGGCCGGGTTATACGACGGGGAGAACCCGCTGCAGCGGCGGCAGCGCTACGAGAAGATGCGCGCGGCGATGGTGTCGGCTCGGCGCGGTGGCGGCTGGGACAGCCACTGGCGCGAGATCGCCGAATACATCTACCCCCGCCGCTACCGCGGGTCGACCAGCGACACGAACAAGGGCACGAAGACCAACCAGAGCATTGTCGACAGCACGGCGAAGTTCGCGGCGAAGACCCTGCAGTCGGGCCTGCACGCCGGCATCACGTCGCCAGCCAGGCCCTGGTTCAAACTGGGCACGCCGGACCCCGACCTGGCGGAATTCGGCCCGGTGAAGGAGTGGCTGCACATCGTCACGCAGCGCATGTATGCGGTCTTAGCCGGCAGCAACGCCTACAACGGGCTGCACAGTCTGTATCTGGACTACGGGCTGTTCGGGGTGTCGCCGATGGCGCTGTTCGATGATGACCAAGACCTGGTGCGGAGTTACGTCTACGCCGCGGGCACGTATGCGGTGAGTCTCGACGCGCGCGGGCGAGTGTCGACGTTCGTGCGCGAGTATCGACTGAGCGTGCGGCAGATCGTCGAGATCTTCGCGGCCACCGGTGCCCGCGGCCTGGACCGGAGTCGGCTGCCGCGCGAGGTGCAGACGGCCTGGGACCGGTCGGAGTATGAAACCACGTTCGACATCTGCCACCTGATCAAGCCGAACGACCACGCGGATGGGACGCGCCCGTGGGCCGGGAACCTGCCGTGGAGCTCGTGCTACTGGGTGGTGGGGCTCGAGCGGCCGGACGTGCAGTTCCTGCGCGAAAGCGGGTTTCACGAGTTTCCGATCTTCTGCCCGCGCTGGGAGATCACCGGCGAGGACTCGTATGCCACCGACAGCCCGGGGCAGACGGTCCTGGGGGACGTGAAGCAGCTGCAAACGATGATGATCCGCAAGGGCCAACTGGTCGAGAAAGCGGTCGACCCGCCGATGAAAGGCCCGAGTTCGCTGCGGACGCAGAAGGTCAGCCTGCTGGCCGGGGACATCACGTATGTCGATGGGCTCGACGCCAACAAGAGTTTCATGCCGGTCCACGAGCCGCGCCTCGAGGGCTACCAGCACCTGACGCAGGACGCGGAAGAGACGCGCTACCTGATCCGCCGCGGGTTTTTCGAGGACCTGTTCCTGATGCTGGCGCAGTCGGAGCGCATGGGGCAACCGATCACCGCGCGCGAGGTGGAAGAGCGGCACGAAGAGAAACTGATCGCGCTGGGCCCGGTGCTCGAGCGCACCAACGACGAGCTCCTCAACCCGATGATCGACCGGCTGTTCGGGATGATGGGCCGCGCCGGGCTCCTACCGGAGGCCCCGCCGGACATTGAGGACGTGAAGCTGCGCGTCGAATACGTGTCGATCCTGGCGCAGGCGCAGAAACTGGTCGGCGTCTCGAGCCTGGACCGGTTCACGCAGACGGTGCTGGCGATGGCGCCGGTCGTGCCGGCGGTGCTGCACAAGGTGAACTTCAACCAGATTCTCGAGAACTATCAGGAAGCGCTCGGCACCGACCCGCGCACGTTGAATACGGACGAAGAGGCCGCCGCGCGCGAGCAGCAGGCGAACCAGGGCCAGCAGGCGATGCAGGGGGCGGCGGCCATGAAGGACGCGGCCAGCGCCGTGCAGGCCACCACGGCCCAGCCGATGGCCGAAGGCTCGCCACTCGACGCGATCCTCAACGGAGTGATGTAGGTGCCGCGCCCGGACCTGCCGTCGTTCAATGCCGCGGACCCGCAGGACGTGGCGGCCGGCGCGCGCATGGAGGAATTGCGGCAGCGCCTCGAGCGGAACGACTTGGTGGTGGCGCTGAAGATTGCCGAGGTGCGGCGGGTGCTGTTCCGCATTCTCGACCAGAGCGGTGTGTT